TTAGAGGCATTATGGAAGGCAAAGAGTGGGTGTTTGTAGACGGTATTTTCCAAGAAAAAGATATCGCAGAACATAAAGCTGTTATTACAAAGGCTAAATCAAGAGAGTTAGCTGAAGCAAAATTAGAAGTTTTTGAAAGATTTCTAACGAAATTGTCCAAAATTTAAATAAATATAAATATTATACATTACAAAGTTTGTATATTAATTAAAACCGTAAAGGGAGAATAACATGGGTGTAGAAACCAAAATTAGAGAACTTATGGAGGGGGCAGCTAATCGTCCTCTAGATAAGAGCCAAGGTGACGCTACTAACCCAACACAAGGCGATTCCAACCCTAACCCTGAGCAACAGGACCTAAGTGGTACTAGCAACAAGGAAGGTGGGTTAACGTCTGAAGTTGGTAAGGCAGCATCATCTAAAGCTTCAAAGGACAACACTCTACCTGCTGGCCAAGGCGCTGGCAAGGCTCCTAACTTCGATGATAAAGAAGATCCTCGCAACGTAGTTGCACAGGCATCTTCAAAAGGTAACGTTAATCAAGAAGAAGTTGAAGAGTCAGAAGAGGAAGAGGTTATTTTAGAAGACGAAAATGCTGAGGTTGAAGCAGAAACTGAAGAAGAGCAAGTTGAAGAGCTTGTTGAAGACGAAGTTGAAGCTGAGGCTGAAGAAGAGCTAACTGAGGAAGAAGAGACAGAGGACGAAGTTCTTTTTGAATCTGATTTAGAAGCTTTATTTGCAGACGAAGAGCACCTCACAGAGGAGTTTAAAGTTAAAGCAGCGAACATTTTCGAAGCCATTGTTACATCAAGAGTTACTAGCGAAGTAGAAGCAATCGAAGCAGACCTAGTAGAGCAAGCCAATGCAGCTTTTGAAGAAACAAAAGAAGAGCTAGTAGAAAACATCGACAAGTACCTCAGTTATGTTACTGAGAACTGGATGAAAGAAAACGAGCTAGCTATTGAAAGCGGATTGAAATCAGAGATTACTGAATCTTTTATTAAAGGTATGCAACAAGTGTTCACTGAGCACTACATTGAAGTACCTGAAGAGAAGTATGATGTATTAGCTGAAATGCAAGCTCAAATCGACGGCTTGAAAGAGAAGTTGGACGAGCAAGCAGCTCAAAACGTTGAACTATTTAGTGAAGCAGAACAACTTAAGAAAGAGAAAGTATTTGCAGAGGTTTGTGAAGACCTAGCATCTACTGAAACTGAAAAGTTTGCTACATTAGTAGAAGACATTTCATTTGGTAGCGAAGAAATGTACAAGCAAAAGCTAATCGTTGTTAAAGAAAACTACTTCCCTAAGGCAGTGGCTTCAGATGACGACAAACTTGAAGACAGAGTAGAAGGTTCCGCTCTTAACGAAAACTCATTGATGTCTAGATACGCAACAGCTATTTCTAGAGCTTCTAAGTTTTAAAAATTTAATAAATTATAAATAATTAAAGTTACTTAATAACTGTAATACAACAAGGAGAAACTTAAATGTATCTTTCAGAAGAACTACAAAAAAAGTGGGAGCCCGTTTTAGCGCATCCTGATCTCTCAGAGATTCAAGATCCCTACAAGCGTGCAGTAACCACCGTTGTTCTCGAAAACCAAGAGAAAGCTCTTCGTGAAGAAAAAGCTGCTCTATTCGAAGCAACACACGCAAACCAAACAGGTTCAAGCATCGACAACTACGATCCTATTTTGATCAGCCTAGTTAGACGTGCATTGCCTAACCTTATGGCTTATGATGTTTGTGGTGTTCAGCCAATGACTGGACCTACAGGCCTTATCTTTGCCATGAAATCACACTACAGCAGCCAAACTGGTACTGAAGCCCTATTTAACGAAGCTGATACAGACTTCTCAGGTACTGGTACACACGCTGGCAGCAACCCTGTTGATGGTGCTTACACAACAGGTGAAGGTGTTTCTACTTCTACAGCAGAAGGTTTTGGTGACTCTACTACACTTAACGAGATGGCTTTCTCAATCGAGAAGACAACTGTTACAGCTAAGTCAAGAGCGCTAAAAGCAGAATACACCGTTGAATTGGCTCAGGACCTTAAAGCGATTCATGGCCTAGACGCTGAAGGCGAATTGGCTAACATCCTTTCACAGGAAATCCTAGCTGAGATCAACAGAGAAGTAATTAGAACAATCTACAAAGTAGCTAAAACCGGTTCAGCTTCTACAGCAACACCTGGTACTTTTGACCTAGACGTTGATTCCAACGGTAGATGGTCTGTAGAGCGTTTCAAGGGTCTACTTTTCAACATTGAAAGAGACGCTAACGTAATTGCACAAGACACAAGACGTGGAAAGGGTAACTTCATCATCTGCTCAGCAGACGTTGCATCAGCCCTAGCTATGTCCGGTGTACTAGATTACGCACCAGCACTTTCAACTAACTTGAACGTAGACGACACAGGCAACACATTTGCTGGTGTCCTAAACGGTAGATACAGAGTATACATTGATCCATATTCTGCTAACACTGGAGCTGCTAGCCAGTTCTACGTAGCAGGTTACAAAGGTTCAAGTGCTTATGACGCTGGTCTTTTCTACTGTCCTTACGTTCCTCTACAAATGGTTAGAGCGATTGATCCTAACACCTTCCAGCCAAAAATCGGCTTTAAGACACGTTACGGCATGATTGCTAACCCATTCGTACTAGATGGTTCTGGTAACACTGACGCAGATAACTTTACTGCAGACAGAAACCAGTACTACAGAAGCGTTAAAGTTACTAACTTAATGTAATAATATGATTCCATATTAAATGGAACTTGGGGGGAGCATTAGCTCCCCCTTTTTTTATAAATAAAAACATTATGGAGAACAATGATGTCTAATCGAAAACTTTTAGTAATAAATGAAACTCGCCCATCAACTGATATTGAGTTTTTTCTGTTTGAGCTTGAAAAAGAATACAATGTAGATAACGTGTATCCAGGTTATGAAAGACATGCAAATGTTATTAACGCTATGATGAGAATACCTGAAGGTCATGTAACTCAATTGGCTGATTGGGCTCTAGAAGACGGCCACGGTGATCATGAAGTAAATGGAGAGCATTGTGATGAAGGAGATAAATGTATATGTGGACCAGTATTTACACACCCCCCAAAGGTTGATTCTTTAGAGTGGACTATGTTCATAAAGCATTCAGAAGCATATCCGATCCATTTTGATCCTGACTCAACAAATGAACTTTACGAAATGAGAAAAGCATATAATGAAGAACATGGCATTGTTGAAACAGTGAAAACAGTGTCAGTAGATGAGCACTGGAATATCCTAGATTAATTTTTGTGTAATATTTACACTTTACTTTTTTAAGTACAGATGTTATAATACATATTAATGGCGCACCATGTGTGCCAGATTTTGATTAATTGATTATCCTAGGAGATATTATGAAAAAATTGAAGTTACTTTTGCTTTTGCCAATGGTGTTTGTTCACACTGCTTGTGCAAGCAATCAAGCCGCACAAGACTACTATGCGGCAGTTAAGGCATCACAAGATGCACAAACAATGATTGCTGCAGCTAGATATCAAGCACTAGCGCAAATGGCACAGTCGGGTGATCCAGGTGCTGCTACAGCAGCTACTATGGCAATTGCCTTATCACAAACCCCCACCATTACACCACAGTATATTGAAAGCGGTGCTTTAAAATGGGCACAAGTTTTAACACCTGCTGTTACTACAGTTGGTATGGGTGCTCTTAGTGCGTGGACCTCAGTTAATGCTAGCAACAACTCAAAAGATGTTCAGTTAGCTAGTTTCCAAACAAACGAAGCAATTCAGTTAGGACAACAAAACATGGTTGCTAATTTGGGAGGGCAATGGGCAGGAGCAGCTGCGGCTGGCGGTCAAGCATCGGCAGAAATTGCTTTAGCTGGATTTAATGCTCTAAACACTGCTGGCGGTCAAACTGCAGATGTTGCTGTTGCTGGCTTCAGTGCTAACACCGATATTGCTACTGCTGGCTTCAGTGCTAACACGAATATTGCTGGCTTAGGCTTTGCAACTGCTGATAGTATTGCTACAACTGGTTTCGATACTGTTAATGATGTTGCTGCTACTGGAGTGTCTGGCATTGTACTAACAGCCGCAAACGGTTTAACAACTGCTAACAATATTGCTACAACTGGTTTCGATACTGTTAATGATGTTGCTGCTACTGGCATGACTAACATGACTACTATCGCTCAGTGGGGTATGGAAGGAATGTTTGCTATTAATCAAGATACTAATGCTACTATGGCTGGTATCATTGCTGATAACAATGCAACATCACTTGCTAATAACACACTAACGAATACCAACTATGCACAAATCCTTGCAGATATGAATGCAACGATTCAACAGTTGGGTGCGGATCTAGCAGATCCAATTACATGTAGTCCAAACGCAGACGGCTTATTTGTTTGCCACGGACAAAGGATAAACCAGCAATGGTATAAATCAGAAGTAATGAGGTAAATCTTCTGAGATGTGAAGCAGCTTGCTGCGTAAGCATTTCACGGAAAGGTACGATGATATCTGCGTCGTGGCAGCTCAAATCCCAGTGGGTGAGTGATCGGTGTAGATGGCCTAACAGGTAGGTCATTGAGGTAGAAATACCAATAAGAATCTTCGTAGTTAGAGGTAGTACCACAAGCCAAGTGGGAAGCTTCTATCAATTAGATGATTAATATGCTGATAGAAATATCGTGTAGCCAATCCCTAATAACAATTAAGCTTGGCAGCTGAAAGTAGATAGGCGTTATACCTAAACTTCTCAAAAGGAAGCATGGTATAAAAACTTCACGCGTCGTCTATCATCATCCTGAAACCTTTTTATTTAGGGTTCGACTCCCTTATCACTGCCCAAAGGTGAACATGGTTGTTTAATTAAAAATAGAAAGCAAAATTAGTGTGGGGACCTTGGTGTAACAATGTTCTTATCCTGATGAAACATGCAGGCATATGCGAACCGCAAGTTCAATTATGAGAGGAGCAAGTAATATCTATCTAACGGTCGGCAGATCGTGAATCCCGCAAGGAAGTTGGTAAGAAAGCAAATCTATATCCACCCAGGTAGTAATGGCGAGCATTCTAACTCGTGAACATGTATAGTACATGCAGAAATGTATGTGTGGGATAACACTGGAAACGGTTACTAAATCTATACCTAAATAGTCAAGCTCTCAG